CGGAGATGAAAAGATGAAAGCTCCGAAGATGATCAGCGAGAAAGGCCAGAAGGCTCTCTTCGAACTGATCTCCCTTGCGGCAGCTAACGGCATGATAGAGCAAACTGATGCTAACAACGCTAAGAAGATTCTAGCTACCAATCCAGACATGAGACTGAGCCGAGCGTTCACCCGACTCAAGAACGTCGAAGACCTAGTCTACTCTATGCGTTCCGTGGACTCTCGCGCCACAGACATGCTTAAGACTTTCAAGGCAGAACTAGAAGAGATCCGTTATGTAGGAAGTCTCGCGCACCGGAAGGAAGAGTGATGGCGGATAAACTAATAGACGGCTTGGCTCTCGCTGTTCTTGTTGGACCGGGAGTTGCCATATCAGCATATATGCTTTGGGGCTTCGGCAAGATACTCTTTGAATATCTGCGCGACCTTAAAAAATCTTCATGACTGTGCAATTTTTCTCTTGCGTAGTTGCAATTTATTTCTTTAATTATGCGTCCCTTCAATGGATGTAGGGTGACTATGATAAAGCTGACTAAAAACCAAATAGAAATCTACGGCTCAACTGAGGAAGCCACCAATGAAGTCCGTGAAAAGCTCATAGACTTAGACTTGATCGGTGATGCTATCTTCATTCGTCCGGCAGTCAGAAACAAGACTGACGATGCAACACACAAGTGGGTCTGTCGGGGCTGGATTTCTGATAACTCTGGGGAGAAAGGAGGAACTATTCCAGAGGCAGTGCAAGCGTTACTTTCACAACAATCAAACTAAACAATTAGGAGAAACACAAGATGGCTGATACAACCATTACCGTACGCAGTAACAAGACTGACCGTGAAATTGAATTTACCCGTGACTTCGGTGGAACCATTGAAGAGAGTGTTGAGCTCTTCGGTGCTGAAACTGTCCACGCAGTGTTCGTAGCACAGGCTACCATCCGTGCACAGGGCGCAGCTCGTTCGGTCCTTGACAACGCTGAGAAGAGCACTGACGAAGCTATCAATGCCGGTAACACCTACACTCCGGGCGTTGTCCGTCGCGCAGCTTCCAAGAAAGATCCGTTCTACATTCTCGCTGAGAAGATGAACAGCGGCCAGCTCACGCAGGAAGAGATCCTTGCCGAGCTCCAGAAGCGCATGGCGCAGTAGACCTCCCCACGGTCAAGGGATGGGGGGCTGCCCTACGGCCCCTCATCCCTTCTTTTATAACTTAAAAAGATGTCAAAAATGCAAAGAAAAGTGTACGTCGTAAACAACAGTGGGCATGACTTCTCACCGGCTGAGCCGTTCGGGGAGCTTGTCTTCTTAACGGAGGGACTGTTTGACAGATACAATGTGACTGGTATGTACCGTGCCTTTGCTCCGATCTTAGCTGACTCCCAAGAAGATGACTTCATTCTCCACTCAGGTCCGGGAATCATGAGTGCTGTAGCTTGCTCCATCTTCTCGGCTAAACACCAGAGACTGAACCTTCTCATCTGGCGTGGAGAGGAGCACGGCAAGCAAAGATACGTCCAAAGAAGACTCTCGTTCAAGGAGAAAAAAGATGATTGAAGAGCATGACACTTGGCAAGTCTTAGATGCGACTAAGCTCCAGACATACATGCGCTGTCCGCGTAAGTTCTTCTACTCCTATGTCTTGGGGTGGAAGTCTGAGCTACCGTCCAATGCGCTTGTCTTCGGCAGCGGGTGGCACCATGCAATGGAAGTCCTGCTTGACAAGGGATACACAGCTGAAGCTTGTGCAGAAGGATTTAAGATAGCGGAGCAATACATCCGTGAGTTCTTTCCTCCCACATGGGATGAGGGAAATGCTCCCAAGACTCCGGCTAATCTGCTCCGAGCTCTTCCCCAATATTGCAACACTTACCGGGATGATGACTTTGATGTAGAGCATATAGAAGTAGCAGGGAGTGTTGCCATTGCAGAGAACAAGCTCCTGCATTTCAAAACAGACGCTATTTGTAGGGACAACAGGGGAGTCTTTGCCCTTGAGCACAAGACTGCCACACGCCTCTCGCCCAGTTGGATGGCACAGTGGAGGCAGAAGATGCAGATAGCTATCTACTCTCACGTTCTCTACTGTATGTTCGAGGAGGAAGATGTCTTCGGTGTTATCATCAATGCAGCTTTCTTTTCCAATCCTCCCAAGCGTGAGGGGTCACGCGACAATGAGTTCCGTCGTATCCCATGCAGGCGGACGCTTCAATCTATGGAAGGCTGGATTGTCGAGGCCGAGGACTTGTTCGATAACGTCCAACGGGACTATGACCGTCTGTCCGAAGCGACTCCTGAAGACTCCGTTATGAGAGCCTTCAATCGTAACACCGAGGCGTGTACTGACTACGGGCAGTGTCCATTCCTTGACTATTGTACAACGTGGAACAACCCACTCCAACACGCGGACGAGCCACCAATCGGTATGATGGTTGACCATTGGGACCCCCGAGCGGCTGACACCGTACGAACAGTTGTTGAACTATAAGGAGAATAAGATGCAAGAAGATAAGTTCCTTAAGATCAAAGAGAGAGCTGAGGCTACCAGAAAGAAGTACTCGGAGAGCCAAAGCCAGTATTCTAACTTCCTCGTCTATGGTGACTTTGGGACAGGGAAGACACAGCTAGCTAGCACCTGCCCCACGCCAGTCTTCATTGACTCCTTCGACCCCGGAGGCACAAAGACCGCAGCTCTTCAGCCGGGCATAGAAGCTGGGGACATCATTGTAGACAACAGGTGGGAAACTGACTCGTGGAAAGACCCGTTCGCATTTAACGAGTGGGAGAAAGAGATGGAGGGAAGAGCTCGTGATGGACTCTTCGATGCCATCGGTACCTACGTTCTGGACAGTGCTACCAAGTGGGCAGACTCCATGATGTATGAGATCCTCAGAAGGGGGACACGGGGCAAGACTCGCAAGGGTGGAAACCCTGAGCTGCAAGACTACCTCGTCCAACAGATGACGGCAGTGGACTGGCTTGGTGTTCTCATGGGATACTCTTGTCACACTTTAGTAACCGGCCACATCGGACTACTGAAAGATGAAGTCTCAGGTAAGGTGGAAACTGGCCTTCTTCTTGCCGGTAAGCTAAGTGAGAAAGTCCCCCTTGTCTTTGATGAGAAGTACGTCAGCATGGTTAAGAACTCCAGTGGCGGTGTGGCACACTCCCTCTTGACTAAGAACGACGGGTACTACAAAGCTGAAACTAGGATGGGTGGGAGCAAGTTCCAACAACACGAAGAGACTAATATCCGCGCCCTGCTTAAGAAGGCAGGAAGAAACGCAGAAGATAAAGACAAACTGTTTTAGGTGGCGGGGGGAGTTTTGATTTCTCGCAGAGAGTGGAGTCGACACGGGAAGTCAATTCATGGGCATTCGGGGGAATAGCTCAGCTCCTCCCGACCACGATCTTTTACTCCATTCAGGCTTAGGAACCCTGACTATGTATCATTTTTATACAAAGTCTGTTATCAGACACAAACGCTGTTATCAAACAAACTAACTAAGGAGAACCCAAATGGGCATCTTAGACGTAAACTTGAATGACGCTGAAGAACTGAAGACGCTGAAAGATGGCGAAGAAGTTATGGTACGGATCGCTCGCGCAGAGGAAACCCCCAATAAGAATGATCCTACTCGCTTCAATCTCGCGCTCGTATTCGATGTTCCTAGTGACCCCCTCGTAGATGACATTCGTGTGTGGCTTCCCATTCCCTCACCGGGAGTCAAGGAAGAAGATCCCAAGCGCTACGTCAAGCAGGTCAACCGTTTCAAGACCTTCTGTGACTGCTTCGGAATTGACACTAATGGTGGCATCACGACTGAGGACATGCTCGGTCTTGAGGGCTGGGTCATCATTGCTGAAGACACGGGCTTGAATGGCGAGATGCAGAACAGCGTTCGCAGATTCATCACCAAGCGTTAATCACTAACAGCTGAAGAGATTGGGAGAGGGGCTTTGTCCCTCTCCCTTTTTCTTGGGGAAAACTATGAGACTAACATTCGATATACCCGACGAACAGCATGAAGTCCTAGTGCGCTACATCCCCCACGGGATGCGGAAGTACACTTACCGTGCCCTCATACAGGGCTTTGTGGAGCAGCTGGAGAAGGACCCACAAGCAGTAATGCACAAGCTAATAGACAGGCAGCTAGACTTCTTATCTATGGCAACCAAAGGAATTGATGATGGATTTAATCAGCGAGCAAAAAAGTCTGCAAGCTCTAACG